CCAGTCGAGACCCTTTCGTGCCCACCAGGGTGAAAGGTTTGTTCGACAATGGTTCTCTGACCGCGCTCTTCCTCTTGACAGATGCGATCATGCGATTGCCTAAGCAACGTGCAGCGTGCGTCACCTGAGCCGGGTGGAGGGAAACGCCTCGCAGCTTTCCACCCATTTCCTCTACAACGGCTACCCTGATTTCCGGCGGTTGGTCAAGTTCGGCGGTGTACTTAATACACTCCTTGGCAACTTCATCAACCGTTGGATCTGAGGTCATGCTCTGCAGGAAATCCACGAATCCACTACGCTCAATTCGAGCCTTGGTGGTCCATGTGATGTTTGTGGCTATAGTCTTCCTTTGCCTCTCCTCTGGATTAGCCCATGGGTTTCTTGGGTCTCTGGGTTCGGGTGGTGGCGTCAATCGGATCGAAGGATCGTCGGTGTACATGTGGGAGTACAACCTGACTCCTTTCATCCACTGATTCAACGCCGCAGCCACCCCTCCCTTGGACTTAGGATAACCTATGCATGCATTTCCAGCAGGAAGAGGGTAGGAGACTTGGTTTTGTCTGCCTTCCCACATCGCCGCCGGTGTACCATCTGGTTTACCGAAGTACCTGATGGAGAAGTTGAATAGTTCCTGGAGAACACCCTGGTCGATCTTTTCTGGCTCTTGTAGCCAGCGATTGACTGTATCCTCCATGACTTTCTTCTTCGCCGCCTCCGTGACCGGTTTGTGGACTGCTCTTTTTAGAGTAGACGCGATGTGAGTATGTATACTGGAAACACCCCGTGGGTATAACAAACCCCTCTTCGGTTGTTCAATACGACTGAACGTTTCCGCTGCGTGCTCCTCGAAGATCCCACAAACCTCCTTGATCGGACCAAGCCCCTCGTACTTCAACCTGCCAATGAAGTGTAGGTAACGATGGAACCACACCAACCGTTGTTTCAACGGCTGTGGAACCACACCATAACCTGCCTCAAAGGCACAGTTGATCGCCGGGAGCGCCCTCCTTATCCACCTTCCTTGTCGACTTCCTAGGTACTGCAAGCCTAGAAGCGTACTGTTGCGTACAGACCTTACGGTTCTGTATGCTACTACCATGGACCGCAAGTGTTGATAGGTTCGAGGCAAGACGACAGTCTTCGCCAAGAGCCAGGAGCTTGTGGCCGGCCCGCTGGGTCCACGTTTCCGTGGTACAGTAAGCTTAGATGGGG